ATTGTACATTTCCCTCAAATACATCAAAGGTTGTACCAGAGCCCGGATAACTAGCGGATGGAGAATCTCCGAGAGGACCAGTTCTTATACTATGGGCCTCATTAGACATTGCGATAGTGATCGCGCTTGAACCTGGCTGTAATCCAAAGATCGTGAATTGATCTCTTGCAACAACAGATTGAGGACTGTTGTTGCCTTCACGAAGCTCAACTTCAATCTTATCAGGCATGTCTGCGATATCAGCCTGAGCAGTGTAAGTGTAGGTGTTACTTGAGCCGAGCTGTACCGAAGAGTCGTCTACAAAGAATTCATAATAAAGTGTTCCGGAAGTATTGCGAGCTTCAGCGGTAATGACGGTCGTATTGTTAGTAGAGTTTTTGCCGGTGGGATTTGCACCATTCGTATCGTAGTCGAATAACTGATCTCCGGCACTCAAAGTTACAGTTCTACCATCTGTACCATCTGCACCCTCTCCACCTTGAATGGATTTTGCCAAAGACTGTTTCTTTGTGAAAGATCTTTCTACACCTTCATCATTCTTAACTGTGATAGTATACTCAATCGAAGCACTATCGGCAGTCATATTACTATGATCACCGAAACTTCTTACGTTACCGACTGTGGATGCCGTACCTACAGTTATGTTTGTTGCACTTGTGCTAACTCGAAAAGTTGAGTTATCGTATGGAGCGCTATCGTCATAACTTAATTGATTTGTTCCCTCATAAACCTCAATATCTGTTCCGGAATCGGTGTAAGTAACTGTTCCACTATTTGTTGTTGGAAGAGTGTGAGCTTCATTACTCAGAATAATCGTAATGGCGTCGGATCCTTGTTTCAAAGGAAAGATGACGATTTGATCGCGAGCAAGAATTGGGTTTGACGCTCCACCTTCTCTTATCTGACATTCAACCTTCTTTGGAGATCCGATTGTTGTTGGAGATGTAATAGTAATCTGTGCGGCAAACGGAGAATCATTTCCGGCAGCAGTAGGAGCACCCTGTGACACATCATCAATAAAGAACTCAAAGTAAACATCTGAGGATTCAGATGCATTTACAGCTTCTGCAAAAACTGTTACGCTTTCGGGATTTGGTGTTGTTCCATCCTTATTATACTCAATAGACTGATCGGATGCAGTCAGTATTACACCTCTTGCCGAAGTTCCGGCAGCACCATCCGAACCGGCAGCACCTTCTTGTATTAATATCCAATCAATACGAAAAGAAAATGTATTGTCCGTACCACCTGCATCAGTGTATATGAAATTTCCAGTTACGTTTGGATTTGTGTTTCCGTCAGTGTGTGTCGCAAAACCTAGTGCTGGGCGTGATACTCCGGTGTCTTCAGTACCACCAGAAAAAGTAAGACCAGTGGATTCGTCATATCGCCAAGTATTATTTGCTTTGGTTGCCGAATATGAAATTAAACTTAGATTGAAAATAACTTCAGGTGTAATAGTCTTACCCACTGGATCCCAATCATCTGCGGCTGCATTAACATTATCAAAGTAGGGAAGAGCCCTAAACTCAATTGAACCAAGTGATCCAATTGCTCCAACACTTTGAAAGTTACAATCACCATTAGCGTCAATTGTAATTACTTGACCACTTGAACCGGCGACTCTTGGTAAAGTGTATGCCGAAGTATTCGGTGAGTTCAACTCATCGAAAAAACCAACTCTTTGTGGTGAATCGTCTGTTACTTTTAAATCGGGCATAATTTATTAAAGAGGCTTTGATGTGATACCCGGCTTAACACCAGCAGTATCGCGATGTTTGTGATTGACAAGACTAATTCCCTTTGCAACCACATCAACTGTGGCAGTGATCGTTCCGGTTACATCAACATTGTTATTGATTTTGGTCCCTTCGGTGGCAGTTATATCTTGAATTCCGGTGATGCTCATTGTTTGACCATCACCAACGGTAATTGTTTGATTAGTACCTACACTAACTTCCTGCTTTGTTCCAACGGTAACTTTCATTTCTTTCCCCACGTCTAATGTGTAATTTTCGGAAACCTTTGTGTTCATATTACCATCAACATTTAGATTGAGGTTTCCTTTAATATATATATTCTTATTCTTAATAACCACCTCATAAGAGTCACCAATTATCACAACAGATCTATCACCGTCCGCATTGACCTCATCGTATGATCCCTTCTTATGAAAGATCGAGATTCTTTCCTTTCCGCTCGTATCATCAAACTCTACAACGTGGCCAGACTCGCTCTGATAAACATGATTGTCTGGATAGATTGGTACTATATTACTCGCCGGATCCTGCAATGACCATGATCCACCATCAGCCGTGCTAATTTTTGATACCGTATTACGCGAGGATTGTTTACTCTTATAAACTGCGGAATCCTTGTAATCCTTTCGAGCTGGCTGAGGAGTATCGGGCTTTTTCAGAGAATCTTCTAATGGATAAACCTGATCCGGATCGGAAAATCCTTGAGAGTATTCAGGCCGAGATTCAAACATCGATGGAATGGATCCCATGATAACCGGATCCTGCACATTTCTACCATCACGAAAGAAACCGATTACCCACGAACCTTGAACAAGACCAGTGGCGGATTGACCTATACCAGATGTCGAAGCCGAAGTAACGGGCATCATCACATTTGCCCAAGGAAGATCTTTGGTAGGAATGTCTCCTTTATTTTCACTATGATATCCAAAACAACGAACACGATAACGGCCCATTTCTTCGGGATCGTTTACATCTTCAATTACTCCGGTGAACCAAAGAAAATGTCCTCCGACAAAACTGTCTCCGTATTCATTCATTATAGATCGACTGAAAAAGAATCTCTCTTGACTCGAAGATTCACATAATACTCATCATTCTCAAACTCATGAATCGCCGAAGTAATGAGATACTTTCCGGAAAGAAACTTGTTTCTATGATCGGCTTCTCCACTTTTACCTGTAAAATCCTTATAGGAAACTGGATCAATTGCCTTTGGAAATTCTAATTTTATTTTTCTTCCGGCGTTCAGTTTAAAGTTTCCATTTAATCGTATATCATGAGTGAAGGTATTTAATAGAGCGTTATACGCATTCATAAAGTGACGCGATATCTTACTCATGTTATTGTAGTTGGTATTACCCTCAAATGCTTTTGAGTTTAACGAAAGGTATTCGCAATGAGCTCGAGTAAAGTCTGTTAGTTTATCATCTCCTATTAAGAATTTATCGGATAATATTTTCTTTCCATCAAGTGTTGGCTTAGAATCAACAAAGTCTGATGCATAGTTATACTCATACTTTGTATAAGTTTTGTTTGAGTAATCAAGGTAATTGTTCTGTGATGCAAACGCACCTCTTCGAGATTGAATACTTTTGTTCAGTTTCAAATCTGATGAGATACTCAAAATTCTTAGCTCTCTCTGACGAAAATCTCCATCTGTATTTCCATCAAAGGTGAAGCCCCTTGAATCATAATACGTTTCAAAAACTTTATTATCCTCACTCACCAAAGATGCCAACGAAAAGAGTTTATACCTTCCATTGAGTGTTTGAAAAAAGAAGAAAGGTGAGAAACTATCTTCGGCGTATGTTTGTTTTCGAAACCATTCGATCACATCCATAGGTCTTTGATTTGCAATGATTCCCTTCGAAGAACTAATTGCATCCTCTGAATATCGAAACTTGTTTTCTGGAAGATTTAACTCTTCGATAAGTATTCTTTGAATCTCATTGGCAGTGTTGTTAGTATAAGACCGAGATATCTTTTTTTGATTTGAGATGTATGATTGTTCGGATATACCAACTAAAGTAATGACTTGAACATAAACCTGTTTATCACTTGTTCCATAAGTCGGATATTCGCTAATAAAAAATTTCAACTTAAGATTCTTATCATCTCCATTTCTTTTCTTATACTTTATGATGACTTCAATCTTTTCTTGGCCAATGATCGGAAACTCTTCGATAAAATTTGTACTATCTTTTAACGTAAGTTTTAACATTAAAGATTGGGAGTAAAGACTCTCACTAATCTCCATCTTAACGGCTATGTTCTTAATATCCTTTGGGTCATCACCTTTATAGTTTGTGATGTAGATATGTTCCAACTTATAGGCAGAGGGAATACTCGCCTTGTTTGAACCAAGTTCAAGATTCTTTCCTATAATTGCCATTATGAATTAATTAAATTTTGATACTCTTCGACGAAAGCTTCAACGAATTCTGGACGAACATATCTTATTCTTCGTCTTGCTTCATTCTTCTCTTGCTCGTATTCGAACCATGTTTGAATATTGCTAATATTACCCAATGCTCGATTAGGATGAAGAGCGTCATAGGCACCAATATAAACAAATGGAGAATCGGTTGATTCGAAACCATGAGGAGCATTCACCAATTCGTCATACGCTCGATATGGTCGATAAGTATATGTTGACAAATCGCTTTCGGTGAGAGTATCAACATCTGCGGTAATCGCATTAATTGATTTGAGGTAGTTTGTGTATATTTCAAGCCAAGAGGATTTTTGTGTTTCGGTGGCGTCAGATGAAAATGCAAATTGATATATTCCATTCGTGTTATAGAAATTCACATCGGATGCATCGTATGTTATGAGTTGCAAGAGGAAATTGTCATATCTCTCGATCTTGGCAGTTGATTCCGGTGAAGTACCAGTCTTAAGAAAACGAAGATAGTCATAATTCAGATCCAATCCATTCATCATATTTCGAGTGTAATCGTTCTGAGGACTATTAAGAGGACTATCAAGAGCAGAAGAGATTTCGGACAATGAAGTCGCTAAGTTTGGTAAAAAGATAAAGGCACCATGATCACCATACTCTTGTTCTATACCTCGATGAAAATCTATATATGACTTATACCACTCGTTAAATCCGGATTGAAGAAAGTCATTAATGATAAAGAATGTCCAATAGTAATCTGGTGTTCTATACAACTTTTGTGAAACGATATCAGGCCTTTCTCCTTCTTGTATATTATAATAGAGATAGGTCGTAAAATCATCAGATCTTATATTATCTACATCAACATGACGATAGATATCGACTCGCTCAGTGAAGTCGTTTGTTTCTTGAAGATCGTATTGTATCTTTGGAAATTGTTGAAAAAATGCCATTATTCTACAGATGTTTCTTTAGGTAAGGTAATGTTTCCAACGGTGTTTTGTGGAACACCATTCTCGTCAATTCCTCGATTAGCACCAATAGTATCAGCTTCGAGACCATCAATATCCGTTTTTGTAAGTACCCTTGTTTCCTGATAAGATACGCTAATATCCACTTCAAGCGGAGCCCCATCAGCATGAAACATATTTGTTGTTGAGTTAAAACTTGATTCAACCGAGACTAAGTAACACGAGTAAATTTTTGGTATGAATCTATTCTCATTTCCATTTCCATCAAGGAAACGAATAGTCCATGTTGGAGGAAAGGCCAATAAAAGACTTTGTTCATCTGATCGAGAATCTGCGTACGCAAATGATCTAAATTTGGAATGAATCTTTCTTACTATTTCGGATTCTTCGGGAGATCTCGCAATTAACTTAAATGCAAAGGTAAAGGAACGTATCGCGTTTCCACTAAATGTGGTATTTGTGTTTGGATTTAAAAGAGTTCTACCCTTCAACTTCGCCGCTCCTTGAATTGCATCTGGGGCTGGTAATGCTTGAGTCGCGGCAGATATAATTTCTGCATTTGAGAAACTTGCGCCGGCGCCACTAATTTGACTCTTTATGCTTTCGGCTATTTTACTTGGACTAAATCCACCTTCTTGTATAGCCTTTGCTAATCCTCCTCCTATTGCTCCAAGATCGACTGTGTTGTAAGTTGCAGAGTCATTAAAAGCGATATTTGCCGGACATGGAAAAAAGATATGATGTTGTTTAACTCCACTGGTCTCTTTTTCATGAGCGGTAAATTCAATGATATTGACATTTGGTTGACCTCGAAGATCAATGGGGTAAACTAACCCGCTTGTGTCGCTTGATGTTATAAACGAAGGTAAGTTTGAAGTATTACCCAACAGATTCTTTCCGATATCGGAAACCGAAGATGATAACTGTGACTTTGCGTTTCTAACTAACGCATTTGCCTGCTTTCCGAGACCTGAGAGTAAGAGTGGTTTTGCCATAGATAAATAGATTCTGTTCTTATTTATAAGAAAAAATGTCGTATAAAGGAAGATATAAAGTAAAGAATCCGAGCAAGTATAAGGGTAATCCAACTCAGGTTATCTTTCGATCTCTATGGGAGAGACAGGTTTTTCGTTGGTGTGATGAAAATTCAAGTGTTCTTCAATGGTCAAGCGAAGAGATTATCATTCCTTATCGATGCAAAACAGACAAAAAGCTCCATCGTTATTATCCGGATGTTTATATCAAAACAAAGGACAAGGAGTATCTGATTGAAATCAAACCAAAAAAGGAAACCGTTCCTCCACGAGATCGATCAAAAAAGACAAAGACATACCTGAACGAAGTGATGACCTATATTAAGAACACTTCAAAATGGGATGCGGCAAAGGAATACTGTGAGGATCGCGGATTCATATTTAATATTTGGACCGAAGACACATTAAAGAAAATGGGAATAAAATTGTTGACCTAATCTTATAAATAGATTCATGGCCAAATCGTATTTCGATAAATTGCAAGCTGATGCTTTTCGTTCAGGTGTAACACCTCGTACCGAAGAGTCGTTGAAGTGGTTTCAAAAGAGACTGAGCAACATTACAAATGTGAATCGAAATCAGATATTGAAAGACGAGAATTTGATTAAGGTAAATAAACCTCTCACTGGCCGAATGTTCATGTACTTCTACGATCCAAAGACAAAGGAAACACTTCCCTACTACGATAAGTTTCCGCTCATCATTATGGTTGATAAAGCACCAAAGGGTTTCTATGGATTGAATCTTCATTACCTTGATCCAAAAAGAAGAGCGATTTTCTTTGATAAGTTAATGGATTACATGACAAATAAGAAGTATGATCGAAGTACAAAATTTCGATTATCCTATGGTCTTTTGTCGAGTGCTGGTAAACTTAAAGAGTTCGAACCATGTTTCAAAAGATATCTTACATCACACATTACATCAAGAGTCTCAGAAGTTCCGGCAAGCGAATGGGAAGCCGCACTCTTTATGCCAACCGATCGGTTTGTGAAAAATAAGAGACAAAGCGTTTGGAATAAATCACGTAAACTCATAGCATAATGTCTTTAGTCAAAAAAATTCAAGGTGTCATAAGTCCAACCACAATCGACGACTTTAAGTCAGTCATTGGTCGAAGAAGTGGTTTGGCTCCCTCAAATCGTTTTGCGATATTCATGAATCCACCTTCTCAGACTCTTCTGAACTTGGATTTACAGAACGCTGCGACTAACCTTTTAAGTGGTAACTTTGGATTGAGTCAATTCGTTAATGATCCAAGAGACGTTGCACTTCTTTGTGAGAGTTGTTCTTTGCCGGGAAGACAAATACAAACGTTGGATAAACAACATTTAAATTATCGACAAAGCGTAAAGACTCCTCAAGGTTATTTCAACGAGGATGTGAGCTTTGTCTTTCATTTAACGAATGACTATCACATGAAAAAACTTTTTGATCGTTGGCTGGATTTAATAGTCAATCCCGAAACGTATCAGGTTGGTTACAAAAAAGAATACGTTACAGATGTAACAATACAGCAGTTGAATCAACAAAACATTCCGGTGTACGGGATAAAGTTAAAGAATGCTTTTCCGGTAACAGTTAATACAATTGAGTTGAATAACGGATCATCGGGCAGTACACAAAAATTGAATGTCACATTGACATACGAAGATTATGAAACCGAAGGATCGATTGCCTCCTCCATCGGTGGTGTTAAAAATGTAATTGGAGGCGTGCTTAATAGATTAGTATAGATTATGCCATTACCAGTATTAGAAGTGCCGAAGTACAGTTTAGTTGTACCTTCGACTAAAAAGAAATTACAGTATCGTCCTTTTCTTGTAAAGGAAGAGAAGATACTTATGATTGCCCAAGAATCTGAAGACGAAAATCAAATTCTTAATGCTATAAAAGAAATTTTAGTAGCATGTACTTTTGGAAAATTTGATCCGGATAAAAACACTTCCTACGACATGGAATATATTTTTCTCCAATTGAGATCAAAGAGCGTAGGAGAACAAATACAGCTTTCTATTCCATGTAGTAAATGTTCTACTCCAAACACAGTTACAATTAATTTAAATGATATCGAAATAAAATACCCAGAAGTAGAAGTTGATAATAAAATACAATTGTCAAATAGTGTTGGATTAGTTCTAAAACCAATATCAATGACTGAAGCAATTTCAGTTCAAAAAGACACATCATTGGAACGCTCGATTCGGGCTGTTATCGATAACGTGTATGACTCCGAAAATGTTTACCACCTTGAAAATTTTACAGATAAAGAAATCTCAGACTTTATAGATTCGTTTAGTCATTCTTCTTTAGAAAAAATTGAAGAATACATTTTATCTCAACCCACTTTGGAATACACAATTAAGTTCAAATGTTCTAAATGCGGAGAAGAAAATGAAGAAATTTTGACCGGACTTGAGTCTTTTTTCTAATATGCCTTTCTCATGATTCTCTCGCTAATCACTATCAAACAAATTTTTCCATGATGCAACATCATAATTATAGTTTATCAGAACTCGACAATATGATTCCGTGGGAAAGGCAAATTTACACTTCTATGTTAATGGATTATATTCGCGAAGAGAATGAAAGGATACGAAAACAAAATGGCTGAAGAAAACAATAAAAGAATTGAAGACTTGTCAAGGGAAAATATTGAAGAATCAAAATCAATAAAAGAATCTCAAATAAAGTCTGAAGAAGTTCTGTCTACCAATTTGCCAGATTTAAGAGAATCTAGTAAAAAACATCGTGATGAAGATAGAGAAAGATTTGAAAGACAAAAAAGAAGAGAAAGAATTCGCTTCGCTATTAATACTGTACGATATTTAAAGGATAAATTTTTTGAAAGAAAGTATAGAAAACTTGCCAAAAGAAGATTCGAAATTGAGAGTAAGCAACGTCTTTTTATAGCGGATAAACAACAAAAAAATGTTGAAGCCACCATTTTAGTTGCAAAATCGATCAATGATCTTGCAGCACAAATGACAGGAAATGATTTATTGGATGAAGAAAGAAGAAGAGAACAGAACTTACTTTTCGCAAAACTTCTTGATAAAAATGAAAAAGATGAAAAAGATAGACCTGAGTTGAGAAAGGGTCTATTGAATGGTTTAGGTAAAGGACTACTTATTGCAACTGCTCTAACGGGAATTCTTGCGGCAACCGGAAACCTCGAAAGTGCTGTTCAAGGTTGGGTTCAAGGAGGAATCAATTTTGCCAAAAACGTCACAGATAAACTTAATAAAAAACTTGGTGCTTTTAAAGAAGGTGCCAAAGGTCTTGGTAAAACATTTAGGAAAGCCTTTCAAGGAGTAACTAGATCATTCCGAAAAGGGATGAATTCAGCAGTTTCTGGAATAACAAAAAGATTGACTGGAGCTCTCGGATCGCTCAAAGGTGGAATAGATGATGTTGTTTCTAGCTTAAAATCAAGAGTAAGTAGTATCACCAAAACTCTTACCGAAAAACTCGCAAAGAGTGGTATTGGAACTGCTGCCAAAAAGGCTGGAGGATTTTTTAGTAAAGTTGCGGGTGGTGCAAAGTCGTTAGGTGCTAAGGCAGTGGGTGGTGTTAAAGCTGCTGGCGGAAAAGTTGCGGGTGTAGCAAAGGGGTTGGCAACGAAGGCATCTGAAAAATTAGGTGCCCCTGTAACTAAGTTTATCAAAGGTGGTGCTCCAAAGATACTAAAGGTGTTGGGTAAAGTTCCAATTTTAGGTTCAGTCATAGAAGGAATATTTGCAAATAAAGATATAAAGAAAATACTCGCTAATCCGGATTTGCCTGCTAAAGAAAAAGAAAAAGCAGTTGGTACAAGACTTTTAGAAGCAATTGGCGGGCCTGCTGGAGCAGCTATAGCTGTAGCTTTACTTAATGCAGCAACAGGTGGAGCAGGATTTTTGGGATCGTTTGTTGCTGCAGCTGGAGGTGATCTTGCAGGTAGATTTATAGCGAGACAATTGGCGAAGTTTCTTCCAGTTGACCTTCTTGGAAAAGCGGCCATTAATACAATCTATGGTGGAATTCCAGAAGAAGGAGCAGGAAGTGGTGGTACATCAATTGGTGGAATCGCAAAGGGGACCGCTAATGTTGTTAGCAGCGCAGCAGTTTCAACCGGAACGGATAAAATATCTGGAACATCGGAACCAATAAAAGAAAAACTTTCTCCTGCATCAAGAAATAATACTGGCGCTCAAATGGAAGTTGGAATGTCAACTATCGCAGACTCAAAGACACAACCAGCACCAGTGATTGTTGCGGGTGGTGGTGGCGCCGCTCCTCAAAACACAACCGTAAATGCTTCGAACGTGAACATATCTAATAGTAGACACGCCGAAGAATCTTGGTCTTTAACGACCGCGGCATACGGTTTTTAGTAACATAAAAACTGTTACATACCAGAAGAGGCGATACCGGATTTCTCCAGTATCGCCCCTTGTATTTGTTTATCAGTTCGGTTAGTCCTGAGCCAACTTGGCGAAATACGCCAAGGTGTCTTCTTCCTCACCATCATCATCGTTTGATGAACTAACGTTCTGATCCTCGCTCCTCGGTGCGGGTGCGTCCACTCGCTCTTCACGGGTCTCATTGAGCTCGGTAGTTTGTTCTACCGAAAAGGTGTTGGCGATATCCTCTTCACCAAGTACCTCGTATAACTTCTTCTTCAGTTCGGCGTATGACTTGTAATTTGACGGATCGATGAACTCATTCAATCCATGGAGATTGTCATAGACCTTCTTCAACTTATCTTCATCACCATCAAAGAGTTCGGTAACAGAATCGAACTCTGACTTATCATAGTTGCGATAACCTTCAACATTACGAATCTTCAATTTGAAGTTCGCTCCACCCCAGAAGTCAAATGGGTTGATAGGTTTTTCATCCTCGAACTGAGGCTGCATCACATCCATGATCTTATCGAAGATCTTCTTTCCATACTTGTAAAGAAAGACCTTACCTTCGTTTGTCGGATTCGCTGAGTCGGAGATCACAAGAATGTTCGATACGTAATGCAGACGACGTTTACGTTGACGAGCGATTTCCTTGTCTTCCTCTCTTCCCGAGTTCCACAGTTGAGAATTCATTTCACCAACTGGATCATTTTGACCAATTGATGTAAGTGAGTTCTCGATATACCACCTGCCGGTTGGGCCTTTGAAACCATGATCCCAATAGCGGACCCACGGTAAATCTTCGGAGTTTGCCGAAGGTAGAAAGCGAATAACGGCATAACCATTGCCCGCTTTATCAACAGTTGCTTTCCACTCGCGATCATCACCATAGGACTTTTTTTCCGAGGCGCTTTCGGCTGCGTTTACCAACTTTTCGATCGACGCTAGTCGATTTGCTTTGAGTTTTTCGAATGACATATATTTTTTATATTACAGTGTATGTTTGTTTTTGTGTGTTTCGAAGACAATACTACCATATTTGAGTCACTTTGTAAATACTTTTTTAACAATATTTTTCAGCTTATCGTAAGGCAAGTCTCGTCTGCGTAATAATAATTTATACTTTAAAACCTTTTGGATCTGCTCATCGTACATCCCGAGTGGATCACTCAAGTCACTCCTGAGTCTGTTGCAGAAATCAACCAATATGTCCATAATGGCTACCGTTTCGAAATTGATTCTATGAGGAATCAGGAGATCAAATGCGATTGAGGTAGTACAAATCTTGTCAAATGAGTCGCATTCCTCATGAAGTGTCCTAAGATCCGTTTCAAATCGATAGGAAAGGGAATCCATTCTCTTATCAAAATCGTTGAGATTCTCCTCTCTCATGTCACCGATCCAATAAAGACCAATGAGAAAATTGGCTGTGAAATAATCCACTATCCGATCGAGAGATTGATACTTTCGTCCAATCCTTTCGAAAAAGAATCGATCTTTACGAGAATTGAAGCTCGACTCTTTTGCCGACGTCTTAAAATTGTACCTTGTGGCGTCATATGATTGACCATGCGTAAAGTGCAATCTTATTGATTGATAGACCAAGAATGTTTGATATCCAGTCACATTAAGTAAGCGGTAGTACGCTTGATGATATTTAATTCCATAGCTTCCGCCTCAAGTTTCTCTTTTAATGGACCACGAATAATTTTCGCGATGTCAACTGGATCAATATCTTTATCTTGACAAATATCAATTATTGCTTCGGTATAAGACATCTTATCTAATTGGACATATTTTTCCACTTTGAGTCTTAACTCATCAAAGGTGATTGCTGTTTTAATTGATATCTCTTCGATCATGCTTTTATGATGATAGTGTTATCGTTGACGCGACCATTGGCTTTACTCTTCTTCGTTGTGAGCTTAGAGATCGCATTGGCGATTTGTTTTTCGGTCTTAGTTGTAATTATCACGAGGACATCCTTTGGTTTTCGTAACGAGATGGCGAAGGACTTCTTTTCATCGAAGTTCTTAATGCTACTACCACTCACTGTGAGTCCATCTTTATCGAGTGACTCAAGCACTGTTAGGCGTCTATATTTTTCGTTGAATAGGTATACCTTCTCGGATCCAATAATCTTAATCGGATTGACTGAGGCGACACCATAATCCGGTGATGAGGTAAGATACTTCATTCTTTCAACGAGCTTATCGGCACTCTTTTCTTTCTTGACTCGTGGCTTTTGTTGCGCTTTCTTTGATGCCTTATAGAGTTCAACATCCTTAAGCATATCCTCGAGCAACTTAATCCTACGTTTAATCGCCGGCTTTGAGAGATAAGAATATCCTTCAACCATCTGAGGACATGTCTTGTCGCGCGCCTCAATCAATTCCGCACGTTGTTTTTCAAGCCAATCACTAACGCATTTCACCGCGCCAATCGGAGATCCAACACCCTTTAAAAGCGAGAGAACATTAATCTTTTGAACATTGGCGGTCTCATTTACAATCCAACCATCGAGCATTTCTTCAAGATAGATAAGTACTCCTTCACGAAGTTTTTCTTGAACAAGATCAAAAACCGAGGGACCTTTTCGTATGGTTGTTTCCTTCTTTTTTTCAATGGGTGCTTTATTCCCTATTCGTTGAATGTAGGAATGAATCTCCGAAGAGTAATCCTTACCTCCATGCTTCTCAGGCATGCCAAGATTGATCATTCTTGCCAACTTACCACAGCTAACGATCTCAATACATCGAGGTGCTTTCTTTATGACCTTTGGAGATATCTTATCCTTTGGCTTTTTGTCCTTGAGATAATCCAAAATGATCGGTACGTAATCGTCGGTGTCAAGATAATAATTATAGAAATGAAGAGCTCGACTAAACGTTCGATAAATCTTACTTTCTTCCCATTCGGATGCGCCTTCCCATGTTGGTTCCTCTCCGGTCCATTTGGATTCCGGAGCGGAAATCATACCATTGCGCATAAACTTCTTACCACGATGTTTTATTTTCATAGATAGTATCTTATATTAATTTCGTCAAATGTAAATTAAAAAGTGTGAGAAATTTAAAATTCTTGTGATGAGATGATATCTTCACAAGCTTGTGATGAGATGTTTGCGATATCCGAGAACTCTGCCTCGAAGAGATGGTATCCGGACCCGCCCGGATCTACAATAAATTTTCCGTTTTTTCTTCGGCCGATGATCTTACCGGACATGGTTGCATTTCGAGATTCTCCAACCCAAAAGGTAACGTAATATTCCTTATCAAGAAAGTCAAAAATTGTGGGATGAAGAGGATAGAGATCGTCGTCATAGATGAGCGGTAGTTGAAGTTGCATAGGTTTTCGGATTGTGAATAGGCCGGGAAATTCGTCGCAGTAATACATTATCGATAGAAGATGTGTCGCCCGATCTTGGTGGTGATCGTCATACTCTTAGCCCAATAGGGAATCTTAATGTAGTCGGCGTGATAGTGATCAGCACCTCTCGTATAATTTGTAGTTGGACTTTGAACAATCCGTAATGCTTCATTCCAACGAGGATGTTTCATCGCCTTACGAATTCCGGCTTGAGCGTCCTTGTCGTTCCAACAAGAGAACTGATACCTTTGAAGACAAACCATCGCTTCGGACATCTTTCGTTTTGCGGCACGATTCACGATGATTTCGTTGACCGCTTCCATTGC